GATCGTATGTTCAACCCAATACAAGGAGAGCATTCAATACGTGGAGTCAACGCAACAAGTTCATCGCCTAGCATACAAAAGAACTTCGTACTCTACGCGACGACATATAGTACGGGTGCAGTTGTAGCAACGCCGGACGGCACAAGCAACTCACTAGGTAGGCTTGTTCTTGAGTCGGGTATGATGTGTCGCTATGTTGTACGAGCTTTATCAGTACAATCGGATAATCGCGCCGTGACTGGTTCGTATGGATCTTCTAGTTTTAAGGTCTTCTCGTTTATGGCTAAAAACATAGACGGCACGATAACAACTAGCGGTGGAGAAGTTTCAGACTTCGCACAAGACGACGCGGACGCGGGTATTAGACGCGTAAGTATAGCAAGTGCCGTAGGTCGTTTAGACTTCAACACTACTGACGACTTCGGTGTTGAGATAAGTTGCGAAGGTTCTGCGGATAGGGTTATCACCTGGCACTTAGACTGTTCAGCTACGTTTATGAGTATAAGCACATACGAACAATTTACGTCGGACGGTTTGTTGCTCGAAAATATGGGATTCATACTAACTGAAAACAATAGCATACTAGAAGAGGAATGAGAAACTTTATAGATCAAGTAGGGAAGTCAATACCCAATACGCTAAAGGTTGCACAACACAACGAGATTATCACGGATATGTATTCGCTTGTTTTATATGGTTACTATGAAGACACCGGATTTCGTAGGTTCTTCAAGAAAATAAAACAAGGTATAAAAGCACGTAGAAATGGCTGAACAAATCGACGTAGGAATTACAATAAAGGGTACGCAAAACGCTGAAAAAGGCTTAGACAATATTGGTAAAAAAGCAGACGGTTTAGGATCATCAGTTGACGGTCTTGTTAACTCATTGGATAAAATGACTAACGGCGCAGTTTCTGGTTTCAGACAAGCGGCAAATAGTACAAAGGCTTTTATTAAAGGGTTGAAGCTAACAAGAACGGCTATCATAGCGACCGGTATTGGTGCTTTAGTTGTTGGTGTTGTTGCGCTTGTGTCGGCTTTTGCTAGTACACGAAAAGCCGCGAACGCAATTAAAGTCGGAATGGCGGCTCTTGGTGCAATAGTTGAAAGGGTTACTGGATATTTCCAAGCAGCCGGTTCTTTTATTGTAGGGTTATTTACTGGCGGAACACAACAAGCACTAGAGAATTACAACGAGGAGATGTCTAAGCTACCTGGCACGATGTCCGACGCTATTGATAAGGCTATGGAACTCGAAAAAAGGACTCAAAACTTACGTACCGCTACTCGAGAATTGTCCGTGCAATTCGCAGAAGGTCGCGCACAAATAAAAGAGTACAACCTTATTGCAGAGGACACAAATAAGACACTTAACGAAAGGTTAGAAGCAGCGCAAAAAGCGATTGATATTGAGAAGGAGTTAATGGCGGAACGTCAACGTATCGCAGAAGAAGAACTGAATATAGCTAGGGAAAAGGCGGCGCAGTCGGACTCTTCGGAGGAAGATCTTGACAACCTTGCGCAATTAGAAGTCAACCTCATAAATATCAGAACGGAGTCGGCTGAATTGCAAACGACGCTAAACAACAAGATAAACACAATTCGAAACGAGGCTATACGTAAAGCCCGTGAAGAAGCACAAGCGATTAAAGAAGCCGAAGAAGAAAAGCGTAGACAAATTGAGGAAACTCAAAGAAAGATGCAAGAGGAGGAGGACAAACAAATACAAAACCTACGCGACTATCTAAAAACCGAAGAGGAACTAGAACTAGAAGCATTTGATAAAAAGGCTCAAGAATTACTAACTGCTGAAATGTTAGCTTTAGCAAGTGGAGAAGAGGTTAAACAAGGACTAAGAGATAAGCTACAACAAGAACGTATTGAAATAGAAGAAAAATACGCAGATCAACGACAAGCAGTTATAGACAAAGCAAATGCTGACGCAGAAGCAAGACAAGCCGAAGCATACGCTAAAGCAGTACAAGCAAGACAAAAAGAAATAGCACAAGAACAAGCCGCCGCTAATGCGATAAGAAGCGCAAGATTAAGCGTAGTAGGTGCGTCCTTTGATGTCTTAAAAGCATTAGCAAAAACCGAAGAAGGGCAGAGGAAGTTAGCGGTTGCGCAAGTGTTAGTCAATCAAGGAATAGCAATGTCGGAAGCTATACGAGGTGCGCAACAATCAGCTGCGGCTACTGGTCCTGGAGCGGTATTTACTGCACCTGGCTTTACGGCTCAAATGTTAGCTATCGTTCTAGGTGGCTTCGCTTCTATTAAAGGAATAATGAATCAAGCCGGAGCAAGTACGGAAGGAATCGATACAACTCCACCGTCGCTTGGTGGCGGAGGTGGTGGTGGTTCTACGATAGGACAAACACAACTAGCACTAACGCCGGATCTAGCAGGTAGTTTCGGAGAAGGGACACTAGAACTTCCAGCCGTTCAAGCGTACGTGCTACAAAACGACATAGCGTCTGCACAAGCCTTACAACAAGAGTTGCAGAACCGCGCTAGTCTATAAATAAACAAGAAAGCAAAAAGTATAATTAAGGGTATGAGAAAGACTGTTGAGTTACTAATAGACGAAGAACAAGAAATGAGCGGCGTTGAAGCCGTATCGCTTGTTAAGTTCCCAGCAATAGAAACGGACTTTGTGTTCTTTTCTAAAGACGTAGGAAAGAAGGTAGAGTTTGCACTAGACGAAGAAAAGAGAATGGTCATCGGACCGGCTTTGATTCCGGATAAACTTATAATGCGCCTAGACGAAAACAACGAAGAGTATGACGTTTACTTTTCTAAAGAAACGGTGCGTCAAATTATGGAGAAGTTTATGCGCGAAGAAAGAACAAACGAAGCTACCGAGGAACACGAGAAGCCAGTCAACAACATCACGTTTGTCGAGTCGTGGTTGGTGGAAGACTCGGAGAAAGACAAGTCTGCTTTGTATGGGTTTAACCTTCCGGTCGGGACTTGGATGATAGCTTCGAAAGTTTACAACGACGACGTATGGGAAAAAGTAAAGAACAAGCAACTACGCGGTTATAGCATTGAGGGTTACTTTACTGACAAGCTCGTAGAAATGATGAAAGGCAAACTATGTAAGAATTGTCCGGAAGACAAGATTATCATCGAGCAACTAAAGGAGATACTACTAGAAGAAGTAAAGCCCGACGCGATGTTAAACGGAATGCCACTATTTAAGAGCTTCCAAGCCGCTAAGATGTACGGCGAAATATTCCACAATACTAACGAGTTCGAAACGGTGTACTTAAACGGATCGATACTTTACGCGACAAAAATAAACAAGTAGAATACTTACATATATACAATAAATTATCGATAATGAGTACAATCCAAAAAATCAGAGAGGTGTTAGGACTTCCACAAGTGAAGTTGTACGCCGAAGAACGTCTAGATGACGGACGAGTTATCGTTACCGAAGCAGAGAGTTTCGAACCAGGTGTTGAAGTTCGCGTCTTAGATGATAGCGGAGAAGTAAACGCAATTGACGCTGGGGAGTACACTCTTGACAACGGAACGATTATCTCGGTAAACGAAGAGTCACGCCTTGCAACAATGGGCGAGGACGAAGACCTAGAGAACGAAGACAAAGAAGAAATGTCTGAGGATCTTGAAAACAAGGTAGAGATGAATAGAGAAATCGCTACGGCGGCACTTCTTGAAGCATTCCCTAACCTAGACGAAGAAACTGCTATAGCTATCGTTGATATGGTCCTTGCTACTTACGACGTGTCCGAAGAGGATGAAGAGGTAGTAGAAGAGGAACTAAGCGAAGAACCAACTGAGGAAGTTGAAGCCGAAGTAGAGGTAGAAATCGAAGTAGAGCTAGAGAAAGAAAACGAACTCGCAAAAGTTATTGAGGAAGCGTTTACAAGTATCGAAGCAAGACTAAAAGCATTGGAAGAAGAACCAGCGTCGGAAGGCGTTAAACATTCTCCTAACAAGTTTTCGGCTAAGCACAAGTCGGAAAGAAAAAGTTTAAACGGTGTAGAACGTGCGCTACATATCATTAACTCTCACAAATAATTAATTATGAGTAATTTGAAAAAATACGATTTCGATATTACTGTAACTGACAACACCTATGCTGGTGAGTTAAGTTTGCCATATGTAACGGCGGCTTTACTAGGTGCAGAAACTATCGCAAACAATCGTTGTCGCCTTATTGAAGGTGTACAACACAAAGCGGTTATCAGTAACCTAGGCGTTGCTGATCCTATCGTTGCGGCTGGTTGTGGTTTTGACGACCAAGGAAACACTTCACTAACTGAATCAGTTGTGACTCTTGCAGACCTTAGAGTAAACGAAGAGATTTGTCGCGGTACTATCTTCCCGACATTCATCGCGGCTCAAGGTTCTATGAATCGTGACGGCGATCTTCCGGTTGAGTTTACTGACTTCCTACTTTCAACAACTGCTATGAAAGCGGGATCTCATCTTGAGTCTTTAATTTGGACTGGTGCAGCACCTTTCGGAGTTGGACTTCTTTCAGATGATGGAACAGTTGACGAAGGCGGTATCGATGCTTCAGCTATGAAGGACTTCCAAGAAGCTGACACGGGTGCAGATGCTTACTCGGCAACTACAATTCTAGCGGCTCTTAACACAGTATTCGCAAAAGCGTCAGAAGTTCCAGGTATTCTTCAAAAGCCAGGCGTAGGATTCTACGTTTCTTACGAAGCATACGCATTCTTCCTACAAGCTCAAGCGGCGCAGAACACAGGTCCAGGTTACAACCAAGATCTACAAGGTTCTACTTACTTAGGCTACCCAGTTTACCCAACTGCGGGTATTCCTAACGCAGTAGACGTTATTGCGTTCACTTACCCTGAAAACATCGTAGTAGGTTCTAACAACTATACTGCTGACATTTCTACGCAAGTGATTCCAGTTTACCAATACGACGGATCAGACAACGTAAGAATTGCTATGCGTTTCGGCGTTGGTGTTAACGTTGCAGTACCTGGTGACGGTGTTGTAGGATTCAACTTTACTTAATACTTAAAACAATAACAGATGGCTTGTTCAATTACAGCGGCTAGAGGAATCGACTGCCGCGATTCAATCGGAGGTTTAAAAGCTATCTATTTTTGTAGCGACTATTGTTCGGACATACTTGCCCAAGCTACGGTGACGGCGAGTTCGTACACAATTGAAACTGCTGGATTCGCAAACTGGGACATTGCTTCAGGAGGTGCGGTTACAGTTTTCAAGTACGACTTAGTTACTGATCTTAGTTCGTTTACGTCGGCGGTAAGTGCTGACAAAGCGACGGGTTCGGTAATGTTCAACCAAACACTAGACGTAGTATTACATAAAGTAGTAGCGGCTGACTTATATCAGCTTGGTTTAATCTCAAAAAATCGTGCTCAAATCTTCGTACAAGATAGCAACGACAACGTATTCCTTGTGGGAATCGAAGACGGTTGTTACTTAACGGGAGGTGACTCGATTGCAACGGGTGCGGCTCGTTCAGATATGAACGGTTTAACACTTAGCTTTACGGCTATGGAGAAAGATCCGTTGTACATATTACCGGCTTCGGCTGGTGCTAGTACTGCAAAGTTCCCATTCGATGGACTTTCAGACGAAGCGGACCTAACAATCACAACTGCGTAAGCGAGTTGAGAATATATACAAGGAGGGGAACGTATTGCGCGTTCCCTTCTTTATTTCAAACAATTCGGTTGTACCTATATATTACATAGATGTTACAAATAAGAAACGCCAAATCCGGAGCGATACCAGTCGACGTTACGCAAAGTATCTACGTAACTATTGCCGAGCGTCAAACTATTGCACAAGACCTTGTTTATTACTTAGTTGAGTTAAAGTCGAATGTTTCGCAAAATTCTTTGTACTTTATACCGACTTCGGTTGTTGCTAGTAATGGACGCTACACCAAGTTGACGTTTACGGTAATAGACAACAACGAAAGTGCAGATCCGGAAAACGGACGCTTTAAGTTCTACGGAGCAACCGGAGGGGTTAATGAATTTCCTATGGGGTTTTACTCTTACAACATCTACGAGCAAACAAGCTCGACAAACATCAATCCAAACCTAGCCGGTAAGCTACTACAAGAAGGTACTGCTTACGTTTATAGTTACGACGGTAATTTGGAAGAAGTAGAACCGGAGTTCAAAGAATGGAATAACGCACCTCAACAATTTGTATATCAATAATGAGTAAAGAGAATTTTAGCATTATAAACTACACGGACTCGGAGATACCGAAGTTTGAAGAGAAGCAAGGCAAAAAGTACGTGACGTACGGCGCAGACGACTTGTACGGGGAATACTTGCGCGACTTGTTTTTGGCTTCTAGTACAAATGGTGCAATCATTAACGGCGTTGCCGATATGATATTCGGCGGTGGTCTAAACGCAACGGATAGGGAAGACAACGAGCAAAAGAAAGCGCAATGGCTCAGGCTTCAAGATCTACTAAGAAAGTCGGACGATGACCTTATAAAGATGGTAGCTTTTGACCTCAAGTTGTACGGAATGTCGTACCTCAACGTTATATGGAACAAGGCACGTACACAAATTGCTATGATTAAGCACTTGCCGGTTCACACGATAAGAAGCGGTGTTGCTGACTCTGACGGTTACGTTGACAAATACTACTACAAACCAAGTTGGAGAAATAGACGACACAAGGAAAAGACGATCCCAGCATTCAACAACAACGATAGAACTAGCGCGTCGACTTGCTTCCAAATTAAAAGGTACACACCTTCATACCACTATTATTCTCTTCCAGACTATGCGGGAGCGACTAACTATATCGAGTTAGACCGTGAGATTAGCGAGTTCCACCTTAACAATATCAGACGTGGGTTCTTCCCTTCTATGCTTCTTAGCTTTAAAAATGGAGTACCTACACAAGAGGAAAGAAGACGCATAGAACAAAAGGTGGTGCAAAAGTTTACTGGGGCAGACAATGCCGGTCGCATTCTTATTACGTTCAACGACGGCGACGAAACTGCACCAGAGTTTACACCTATCGACACAAACGGAGCGGACGCGATGTACGAACATCTTGCGTCGCTAGTAGGCGAGAAGATATTGACCGGACATAGAGTTACGAGTCCGTTGTTGTTTGGTATTAGGTCCGAAGGTGGAGGTTTTGGAAATAATGCAGACGAGCTTCGCGACTCGTACTCTTTATTTAACAACACAGTAATTAAGCCATTCCAAGATATACTACTAGACGCATTCGGTATGCTCTTTAGCATTAACGGAATTGAGTTGGATATTTACTTCGAAACGGCTAAACCGGCTGACTTCTTGAACCTGGACGTTGTGGATTCTTTAAACGAAGCGGAAGCAGAAAAGGAAGGAGTTGCAACTGACGACTTTGAAAAAAAAAAGGATGTCTTTGCGGAGTCGATAACGGACTATCCGGACGCAGTTAGTAACAACGCGAAACGAGGGATTGAACTCAACGAAGCGGTAAATAACAAGTGCGCTACGCAAACTGGGAAAATTCGCGCACAACAGTTGTCACAAAAAAAACCGATTTCTATTGATACGGTTAAGCGTATGTATTCTTACTTGTCAAGAGCTGAGGAATACTACGACGAAAGCGATACAAAAGCGTGTGGTACTATCTCGTACTTGTTGTGGGGAGGTAAAGCCGGTCTACGTTGGGCAAATAGTAAGCTAAAAGAGTTGGACCTTACACAAGCCGAACTAAGCGCAATAAACAAAGCGGAGGCGGCAGACATATTGATAGACCGCGGAGAGTTTGAAGACGACCTATTGAACGATTACGAACTAATCGACGCAAGAGAAGTAGACTACGAACTAGAAGACGCAAGAGACAACCTTTGGAAGTTTGCAACGGCTAAAGTACCTAGTAGTAAACCGCAGACTATTTCAGAGCAAGACAACTCAGTAATCAAGGTTCGATACATATACGCACCGGATAAGAATAGAAAACAACCGGATAACAGTCGTGACTTTTGTTCTAAAATGGTAGCGGCTGGTCGCGTATATCGTAAAGAGGACATAGAGTTTGCGTCAGCTCGTGCCGTTAACCCAGGATGGGGACCTAACGGAACGGATACGTACGATTTATGGTTGTATAAGGGCGGTGGCAACTGTTCTCATTGGTGGGAGCGTAGAACGTATCTAAGACGCAACAATAAAAGAGTAAGCGTTAACCAAGCTAGAAGAATCATCCGCGACGCTGGAGATACACCGCTTACTGTTAACGATTCAAGAGTAGCACAAGCACCTAGAACTTGGGCAAACAAAGGTTTTCTACCTGGCAACCCACAAGGACAATAAAAGAATTAAAAAATGAGTCAAGCATTATTCGTTTCAGCTAATAGGCTAAAAAGAGATACCGCAGTAGGCGGTTCGGTAGACGACGATCTAATTCGTCCATACGTATATATGGCGCAACAACGCTATATTCTTCCGGTATTGGGTACGGATCTTTACAACAAGATATGTACGGACATCGAAGACGGAAACGTTACGGGCGATTATAGGACGCTTTTAAACGACTATATTCAACCGGCGACGGTTCAGTTTGCCTTCGTTCAGTTAGTGCCGTTTTTACGCGTTAGATTCGTTAACAACGCGGTCGTAGTTATGGACTCGGAACAAAGTGCGTCGGCAAGTTATGACGACCTCAAGCCGTTAATGGATCAGTCTTTAGATATGGGACACTTTTATAGACAAAGACTCATCGACTACCTATGCGACAACTCTACGGTATTTCCTGAGTACACTTCCAATACTGGGAGCGATTTAAGTCCAACGACAAACAACTATACGCAAGGGTTGAATATCGACGACTACTACGAGGACTTAGAACGTAAAGCGTTCCTCTCTGCAATTAGCAATAACAACCTATGCTAAAGAAAAAATACAAGCCGTCAATAAAGAACGAAGAACGACTAAAAGAATACATCAATGGCAAACAAGAAAGTTTCAGACTTAACCGCGATAACGAATACGGAAGGCGACGACCTGATCTACATAGTAGACACAAGTGACACGTCCGGAGGTTCTGCTGGTACAAGTAAGAAAATAAAGGTACAAGACTTTAGAACGTTCAGCATTAAGAACTGCTCGTTTGTGTCAACTAATGCTGAGATGGCTTTAACTATAGCGTCTTCTACGAATGATAGTACGACGTTTAGTTATACGAATATCTTCATAATTCCGGAGAAGTGTCGCCTTGTGAGTATTCAAAGTGCGTGTCAAGTTTCAGGTGGATCTACCGACTTTGCCGCTTACAAACCAGCCGCTATGAATGCAACAGTTGCGGGAACTACGGAACTTGGATCGGTTAACGTTGCGAGTCATACTGCCGGTACTACACACACGGCAACCTTTGACACTTCGACTTACGACTATGATAAGGGCGACCTATTCGGAATTACGGTAGACTCAACAAATATAATGTACGCATTTACCTATACGATAACTTTTAGACCTATTTGATATGGACCTTAGTAACTTAGAAGCAATATGCACCGACGCAGAAATGGAGGAACTAAAAGCGACACTAAGTGACGCGCTTCTTCTTTTACTTAATAGACTCGCGGCGTAATGGAACTATTAAGTGTTGCGGTATCTTGTGGTGTTGGTGTACTTGGAACGTACATCAAGATGACTAACGAGGTAACAAAAATAAAGTCGCGCCTTTACTCATTAGAGAAAAAGGAGAACGAAGTCAAGGAGATACTTAAAGAGCTTGTCACAAGCGTTCACGAGATCAAAATACTACTAGCTGAAAAAGGAATCAAATGAGAGAAATTAAAGAAGTAATACTGCATTGCACGGCAACACCAGCCGACCGAAAGCTAACGGTACAAGAGATACGCAACTGGCACGTCAAAGGTAACGGTTGGGCGGACATCGGGTATCATTTCGTTATCCACCAGGACGGGACAATAGAACGAGGTAGACACATCGACAAAGTAGGTGCGCACACTTGGGGACAAAACTACGGATCTATCGGCGTAGCATATTGCGGTGGTGTAGTCAAGAAAGAACTCAAGACAAAGACAAAGCTCGAAAGCAAAGACACGATGACGAAGGAACAAGAACAAGCGTTTAGGGATCTTGTCAAGTTCTTAGAGGTATGCTTTGGAGAGTTGAAGGTAAGAGGACACAACGACTACAATAAAGACAAGGACTGTCCAGCATTCAATATGCGCGACAAGTTCGGTGACTTAGTAAATAGATAAACTTTAATAATATGGAATTTTTTGTACAACATTGGGCGGAACTACTACTTGCACTAATAACCCTTGCCGGAACTGTAACTGCGTTAACAGAAACGGAAAAGGACGACAACTGGCTAAACGTAATAAAGAGAATATACGACGCAGTCGTACTAGGGAAGAACCGATGAAAAAAGCACTTGACGTATTGTCAAAACTAAATTTGACCGACATCTTCCGCGACAAGGGCAACCTCAAAAGGTGGTCTGCTAAACGGACGATAGGCGGTGTTATTGTAACCTATGCGCTAACGTCGATGAATGGGGAGTTAGAACCCTTGGGTGTGTTGTTGTGTTTGATCGGTATTGTGCCTTTATGTTTATCATTCTTTGAGCGACCACAGACCACGACTAAGGGGGAATAAATTAGCCGCCTTTCAGAACCTAACAAAGAAGGAGCGTCGGATTCTCGTAATTGGGGATCTGCACGAACCTTTCTGTCTTGACGGCTATCTCGAGTTTTGTCAAGAAACGTACGCCAATTATAACTGCAACCAGGTTATATTCATAGGCGATATTATAGACAACCACTACTCAAGCTACCACGAAACCGATCCAAATGGTATGGGTGCTGGAGACGAGTTGCAACTTGCTATTGATCGCGTCCAAGATTGGGCGAGAGCTTTTCCAGTTGCTGACGTAACGATAGGAAATCACGATAGGATTATAATGCGCAAGGCGTTTTCGTCTTCTATTCCTAGAGAATGGATTAAGTCTTACAACGAAGTACTAGGAACGTCCTGGAATTGGACGGAGCGCGTAGAATACGACAACGTACAATACGTCCACGGCGAAGGAGGTACGGCTCGTACTAAGATGAAGAACGACCTAATGTCTACCGTCCAAGGACATATCCATACACAAGCGTACACGGAATATCACGTAGGCAAAAACTTCAAGATATTCGGAATGCAAGTTGGATGCGGTGTAGATAGTTCGAGTTACGCGGCGGCGTATGCTAGGCACTTTAAAAAACAAGCGATCGGTTGCGGTGTTGTTATTGGAGGACATACTGCAATCAATGTCTTGATGGACCTATAAAAGAAAGCTCCCCAACATAGGAGAAAATGAAAAATCCTATGAGGGGAGCAAAGCAACGAAACCAATGAAACAAATCTCCGTTGCTATCACACAAAACAGAAGAAAGGACAAATATACTATAATACTTCTACCATCCGTCTTTCCGTTTCAATAATTGCCTTAAATATTTGGTAGGCTACTTGTGGCACTATGGCGTTTCCGTATGCTTTGATTGATTCTTTTTGCCATTTAGAAAAGGTAATAGAGTCCAGTTCTCGGGGAATCCCATCATCTCCTCCACAAAAAGGGGATTGAGTTGGGAACTCTTCCCAGCTTCTTGGCTCACTAGATGCTTCAATTCGCTCCGTCTGCACACTCCATCCGTTCGTTCCACAGCTGTTCCTCCTTTGTAGTCCGATTTCGTCGGTGTCGGTAGCATTCCCTTGTATTGTAGTTGTTCCATTAGATTTCCAGGGGTATACTGCCTCCCTATTGAATTTCTGTAATCCGTCCTTTTCTTTATTCTGTCTTTTGATATTGGTATCATTGTACTTGTTGGAGTAAGCAATAAACCACACTCGGTCTCGTCGGTGGGGAGCGTTGACGGCAGCAGCTGGAAGTATAAACGGAACGACTTCGTACCCTTCATTCTCCAAGTCAGCGCACACCGTTTCGAATACCAACCCTTCATTCCAGTTAACGAGTCCACGAACGTTTTCCGCCACAACGTAGGACGGGGAAACCTCGCGTATGATTCGGAGCATTTCTTTCCACAAGTAGCG